ACACGATTGCATGCGCTACACGGTTTCGTGTTTAATTTTTTCACAAGTTTTATGTCTGCAGACAATTTGCAGAAACTACTCAAGCTGAATCTACGTAAACTGTTTGGAGAAACTGCGTGTACCAAATTTATCATATTAGAAACAGGCGCAGACAAAGACGATGTCTTAGATGCTTATAAGGATAAGGGTTATTGGTGGATTGAAGATAAGATCACCAATGCTGTCGCAGGCCAAGAGCGGGGATTAAAATCTCTGTTAGTGGAACACGGGCATAATATGGATTATGAACATCCAGATATTCCTAGAGTAAAAAACTGGAAAGAAATTTACGAGAAAATTATCGCAGAATAAATATTCCTGCGTGTGAGGCGATCTGAGCTAGGCCTAAATCAACCCTTAAGGAGATTTAGATGCAGGCCAGAACAAAGAAAGAACAGGTAGCAGCCCCTGAAGAGAAGTCCGAAATGGAAATGATCAAAGAGCTGCAAGAAGAACTGCGCTTCTTGCGTGAGCAACGTACGGCTAAAAGCGCAGATCCAGAACAGATCCAGAAGCAACAAGAATTGATTGCTAAAAATACCAGACGTGCTTGGGACTCCGAGGCTCTGGTGCAGTTCAATGTGGCTCAGGTTCAAGTTGCCAGAAGCATCGTTGAAGAAAATGTCACAGACGCTATGCAGAGCTATACCATCAACGCAGGCGGCAATCGTGAATTGATTATGCGTACCACAGACGATGTTTATCGTAATCGTATGATGATGCTAACTCAGCTAAATGCTCAGAACCCAATGCAGGCTCTGTTTCAAGATTCTATGATAACCAAAACAAAACTTGAATATCTACATCATAGAAATCACGTCAACGAAGAAATGGTCACCATAGTACAGGAAATGGCTGCTGCCATTCGTGCCATAGGTGATGTATCAGAACGTTTCTATACATTGAACGAATATATGGTAGAACACTGCGATGACGTTTCAGATGAAAATGCTCGTTGGTTTGACGGAGAGCTGCAATCTATGATGGTAGAGGCCGCACAGGAATCAAATTCATTGCGTGTAGAGATGTCAGAAACTGAAACAGATATCTTACTCAAAGCAGCAGAGCTTAACAAGCTAGAGATTAGGGCATTGGCTGGTTTGGCAGATAGCCTAGGCGAACACCTACAGGAATGTCAGGAACACGGTAATGAACTACGCGATGAAGTTATTAATTTGCGTGAAAAAGTAGATGGTACACAAAAACGTATCGCTAATCGTATCGCACCATCAAAATGATATTTCCGGACAAACCTAAGCCACCGTGGCAGTATGCTCAACCTAAAACTGTAAATGTTCGTAAGGTCATAGAATCTATCAAAGAAAAACCCAAGAAAGAATCTAAACCTTTGAGCTACTATCGTGACTATGTTGAGTTCGCTGTAATCTGCGTGGGTTTCTACTTTTGGGTTCAATATTGGATACAGTTTCAATAATATTTGATGACCTAACTATAGATCTAGTGCTGCCTTTTCGTCGTTGGAGTCGTATTCGACGGATCAGGAATGCACTTAGATCTATACGTCGCGATTATCCGCAGATCAAATACACTTCTCAAAGACAGAATCAAATCATCACGGTAGAATTTTATTCCGAGATAGATCTATTTCAATTTATGTTGGTATGGCCGGCTAGATTGCCTAAGTGGCGCCGTGTCATCTCATAAGTCTGTCTACAAAATCTAACAATAACTTATTGTGAGTACCTCGATGCCAATGTTGAGGCATCCAGGTATAATAGTCATACCAATCTTGTTGGCTTTCCGGATGACAGCCTATCAGCCCAACTTTCCCTTGTATAACAGCCATAGGATCGCTATTGCTATAGGTAGCCACAACGTCCATATTATCGCCAATAATAGCACAGCCGTCATAGAAATACATCCTTTCTAATTGCCCTTGCCAGGTGACCAGCTGTCCTTTGGCGTGAGGGCGTCTTGTATCTGTGTTGGGACGTTTGATGTATTGTTCAACTCTGGTGCCTGGATCAAGTATATCAAAGTAGTAATGACTAGCCCAATAAGCCCCCAAACAAATCCCGAGGTACTTGCCACCGTCCTTGACCCAACTACGTATGGTATCAACATGCCTATCGAGAACAACATCAAATCTGTCACTATCACCAAAACCTCCTGGGAAACATACACAATCTACATCGTCGAAGTATATATCTTCTATGTCGTGCTTGGTGAATATTTTAAATCGATAGTGTGGGGATAAAGACTGTATGATTCCGTTTACAGACTGCACGGAACATAATGGATGATGTACAAATATCGCTATAGTCTTCATATAGCCTAAAAATAGTGCTCACTTAGAACGCCATTCCGGGGCACGACTCCCATAACGCTCTGCCCAGCAGCCGGGCACACCTATGTAACGATAACGTCCTAAGGTAGGTGTTAGTTTTGCTTCTCGATAGTATAATCTGCTTCTGTACTATCGGGATAGCGTGTGGTTAATTTATTTAGAACATCGGCGCGGCTTTCACCTTCGATACGTGCAGTACGACCCGATGCTATCTGTGTGACCAAATAGGTTCCTGGACCGTCGTTAGCATCTGCTTCTGGTTCATCATCTTTCTTCTTTTCTTCACCGGACGCAAAAGACAAAGGAAACTTTTGTTTTAGATCAGATATAGCTGCATTGACATCATAACCGCCTTTGGCAACGTCTTTGCTGGCCGCAGAGATTTCTCCTGCATTGGCTTTCAATCCTGCCACGATCTTTTTCATCAATCCGGGAAACAGTTCAGCGAACACACTGTCCTTTCTCACTGTTTGATTACCGTTGTTGATTTGATCTGTTGGGGCGTGGATCTGCCATTTACCGTTGACATCATCTACATTGTCTTTGTCTATGACGCTGATGATAGGACCATCTGGTGCATAGCGTTCAAACCAACGAGCGCCGGAACTAGAACCTGTACAGAAAGATGCTTGGAATCCCGCTGAGTTATTGAATGTATAACAGCTACCGTAGTTGAAAGGAACTACTACTAGGAATCGTTCATCATCGACTATGGTGATTTCTTTCTTTTCACGCTTGTGTTTTTCTATGACTTCTGCGTCTTTGATACGCTGTAGCTCATCTCTATATTCTCTACTCTGTGTTATACTCTGTATCTGGCGCAGGCTTTTAAATTTATTGAAATCCTGATGGGGTTCTTTAAGTTTGCCGCGGATGCTCAGTGCTTTCCAAGCTCCTAGAGCATCACCACCTTCGCCGTTGATATCTTCATAGTCAACATTGCCGTTAACATACAGACGAGTCAGCCAATCGTCAAACTTACCATCTGCGGAGATGTCACCGTAGTCTGTGCTTCTAAGACTGTCATCTAACACTTCACTCCACAGTTTAAGAATCTGTTCATCTGAGGGTTTGGTGCCCATAGCAGCTACTTTGTTCTTTGGCAGGGTATGATCGTGGCGCATAGCTATGCCCAACATCTTGATCATCTTAGGATCTTTGAGTTTGGCCGCGATGTTGGCTTCTATGATAATTTGATCTAGTTTCATCCTGTGATCAATGCCCTTTTAAAAAATCCTAGTACAGTGCTGAGTTTCTTTTGATCACCGTTGGCTAGGTCTTTCAATAACTGCTGAGGACCTTCGCTCTGCTGTGCTGAATAACTGCTGCTGTAACCTTTGGTTATGTTGCCAGTTTGATCCGGGTAATGATGGCTGGCCGCCATCAGCACTGCTATATTGATAGCAGATCTCACTGATCCAGGTGTGTCAGCTGAGGTACCGCTTTCCAATGCTTCTATGGCCTGTTGTAGATTTTCTACCTGAGATAGTTTACGTTTGGCTTTGTCGAAGGCATCGTTCTTGATCTGATTAGCGATGTGACCTTTGATATCTGCTATGGCAGCTTGTATGGCTTTGGTCCATAGCGGTTTGAATTTCTTCATCAACATCTCTTGATCCATCTTTGGCTCTATGCCTGCTTTGGCATCACTGCGTTTCTTTTGTTTGTCGTCTACAGCAGATGTGTTACGACCAACATAGAACTTCTGTAGTTTGCCAATGTTGGTTTTGAGGAAATCTAGGATATTACCTCCTCTACCATCTGATGTGGTTTCAACTGGTCCGCCTGTGCTGCTGACAGCATCATAGGTATCTCTGCGAGATCTGATAGCACCAGCGCCCTTAGATCCTACGACAATGACCCAACTGCCGCGATAGGGATCTTTGAGTTCATTCCACGAAATCTTATCTACCTGTCTGTAATCCTGATCGTGAGCCAATTTCATATCTTTGTGTAGATAAGTTATGACTTCTTGACCTCCTGGAGTACCGGAGATGAGACTCAGGGAAGTTGAAGCTTCGTCAACGTAGCTTTCTAGTAGATCTGCGAAAATTTTATAACCGTTGGTCTGCATATTAGTTACACCAGCTTTGTTTAGCCTCACCAAAATATTCACGTGCAAATCCGTTGGCGATCAATGCCTGACGCACACTTTGTCCATTGACGATGATATCACCTAGAACTCTACCGCCAAATTTATCCCAACCGTACAGAGTAACCCGAAATTGTTGTCCCTTTGACACGAGATTTTTGGTAAAAGCGGAGGCAGCTTCACCTCGCTGGGCTTCACTGGCGCACTGGGCTCTGTGGCCTTTTTCTGGGGTATCGACTCCATAAATTCGGACGGCAAGCTCAGGTTTAAGCGGCTGTGGTAAAAAGGGAGCGGCGATAACAATAGTATCGCCATCACTCACTCTTAGTATTTGTGCATCATAGGTCACACCCTTTGGTGCTTTTTGTGCGTAGGCTGGCATTACAACGGCCAAGGCCAGGGCTAGAAATAGATATAGTTTCATAAGAAATCCCAAATAATATACTATATTTATACTGTCTTTTCCGTATACTCAGCTTTTGTCCAACCCAGTAAAAACTCTGCTTTCCAATGGTTCTGATCAAAGCCCTGTAGGTGTTGCCATTGATCTCTGCAGTCCCAAACACGACGAGCAGCATCTCTCCAATCTATATGTCTCACCCGCCACTCGAATCCTATCATTCTATTTTTAAAATAATCGTAATCACAGTGATCGTATTCTACGTGCAGAACTTCAAAAACTGTACCATCTTCAGTGACAGCATCTAGAGCAAAGTCAAAACCCCATTTTCTTTTTGATCTGATTAGATAGTCAGCCACGGGCAGCGTTTTCTTTATCTCTAATAGTTGTTCTAGTGCTTCTCTTTCGTAGTTGCAACGGCAGAGAAACATACTGTGATCCAGTATAAGATCTGGATAAGGTTTGTCTAATTCAAACCAAGGCTGTTGCCAGCAGCAGTGATTCAGGATGCCGTGATCTATGGGATAGTTCATAGCTGCGTAGAATTTCTGTTCAGCGATGTTTAACTCAAATCCGTCTTTGTCATAGTAACGAAAATCATCAGTTGAGAATCCCGTGATTGGTATTTCGCAGCAGGGATTGCTCATCAGCGTGACATTGTGTCTTTTAAACATTAGGTCATCTCTAAAATAGCACTGTAAACCTGATCCATAGTGACTCCTCCGATCTCTACCCAGGCAGATCCTGTGTAGATAGTCATATAGGGTAAATTCAATCCTTTGCTCAATGGATCCCAATTACTGCCATCGGCCAATGCTATCTGTCCTGCTGCTTTGCCTGCTGGTTCTGCTGTGAGTTGAGGCATAGACAGTGTTCCATTGGCGTTCAGTGCTGTGCTGGCGGGCTTGTCAGAGAGATCGTTGTAGCTGCCGCTGAAACCGTTTATGGTTATATTGCCGTCTGTGTCACTGCTGGTCGTGATGCCTGTACCGCCAACGAACTTTATTAGGTTGTCGCTGTTGACAGCTCTCTGGGTAGAATCGTCTGCGGCTATATTCCACGCATAGGTTCCTGCTAGGTTAGGTTTGTCTGTGAGATCATTCCAGCTGACTGTGGTTAGGAATCCTCTAGTGGTTACAAATGATTCTGTGGCTAATCCAATTAACGCCGAGCTAGTTATATAACCAGCACCGTTGGTTAACTCATTGGTATTGGTAGGTATCGTGGGCCTATTGGTAAGATCTGTATAGCTGCCGCTGAACAATGCGGGCTTATTGGCTATAATCGACCAATCAACTGATGTAAGATATCCTTGGCTGGTTACGAACGATTCTGTGGCATATCCTGACAGAGCACTGGTGGTTATATATCCCTGTGTGGTAACATAACTCTGTGTGGCATAACTGCTAAGGTCAGGCCCTGTGATGGTAATTTTACCTTCCGTATCGGTGGTGATTGTGATTCCGGTATTGCCTTGAAACCTCAGTGTTTCGCCGTTTGAAATTTCTCTAAGGGTGCTGTCATCTCCTGCGACATTAAAAGCATAGGGATTTTCTACGTTATTTGTAATAACTGTGGTTCCGCCTCCACCGCCACCTTGCCCTAACAATCCAGACGCATCTGACAGTTGATTGATATCGGTGGGTATTGTTGGTTTATTGGTTAGATCTACATAGCTACCAGAAAACAGTGTAGGTCTATTCGTTAAGTCATTATAGCTGCCAGAAAATAATGTTGGTTTGTTGGTTAGATCGTTATAAGACCCGCTGAACAATGAAGGTCTGTTTGTTAGATCAGTATAGCTACCGCTGGTAGCCACTGTGGCTAAACTAGGTTTGCTGGTCACATCATTCCAACTAACCGTGGTCAAGTATCCTCTTGTGGTAACATATGATTCGGTGGCGTACCCAGTTAATGCCGAACTGGTAATATAACCTGCACCGTTGGTCAACTGATTATTGTTAGTTGGGACCGTTGGCTTATCTGTTAAATCTGAATAACTGCCGGATGTGGCCACAGTGGCAAACGTTGGTTTACCTGATACACTGCTGTATGGTACTGAAGCAACACTGATGATTTGATTAGCGATACTGATGGTAGTACCGTCTACTTTGACACCACCTTTGACCGTGGTCGAAGCTGTAGGCAGTATGTAGTTACCTCCGCCTCCTCCGCCTCCAGAGATCACTGTGCCGCCAGGTGTAACACCATCGCCTATACGCAGGTCTCCTAATTCTTCACTGTAGTATATTACGCCCAGATCGGCAACAAATTCGTCGGCATCTGCTCCCGGGACTCTACCTGCTTTGATTTTATAGATGGTCATACCAATATTTATCGGAAGACCTATTTTGGAATTATGTTAGTGTTTATCTACGAAAGATAGGATTTTGGGGATTATGCTCAGTTTCGTCTTGTGTGAGCTTGTTGATGATAGGAGATTCTTTACCTTGATCGGCTTTTTTCAATTCGATATCCTGCTGCAGAGGGGGCACCATCACAGGATTAGGATCCTTTTCTTCGGGATTTTTTGCGGGATTCTCTGAAGATTCTCCATCTAGTTTATCAATGATATCGGCCAATGCCCGCATAAATTCAGCTGCTCTCATAATGTATATTTAGTTGTGATTTAAATCCTGATCGTTTTCTGCTTGACAGTGGACGCAGGCACATTCCGGGCAGTGATCGCAGGTTTCGTCTATACAACTATGTCCACAATGAGCTGCGTGTCCACAGTGATTACAGTTAAATTCAAATTGTTCTGTCTTTGTCATCTATCGCTCCTCCAGTGACCCATACCGAACACGATCTAGTGCCGGCACATTTGAAATGCAAAAAGTTACAGTATCCCAAGTCTGCTTTGTGTATCGTAGCCATTGAATCTACAGCCTTATCGTCACCCTTGATACCATCTTCTATACACTGCCACATCTTATCGCTAACATCAAAAGCCGCACAGTTGCCGCACAGCATAGTTTTCGCTGTTTTCTCTGTGATGTCCCAACGTTTGGCAGCATCCTTCCAATATGATTCTGGCTCATCGGGATTGGCAGGACCATAATGGTATTCGTCTATGGCTGTCTGACGATTCTTTAGGTTAACGTCTAAGTCGTGTGTAGCAATAGGACAACCTTTGTTGGCTGCTTCTACTATGCGGATATATTTTCTATACATTTTAGTTGTCTATCAATAGTATGTCAAAATTCGCGGCCACTCTACAATTATTGTCGTTGGCGTTATCCACGCGAACTTCGAGATCTGTGCCAGCGGGCAGGGTGGGCGGGAATGGGAAGTCGTAGCGATAAGAGTTGCTGGCTAGTTCTACCACATGTGCTACTCGGAACGGTGCTCCGGGATAACGCACATAGAACTTTATGGTTACTTCCTTGGCATAGTTCAACGAACAATCACCAGTGTAGAGATAGCCGGTCTTACCTGCGGGTATAGAGTATAGAGCCATCAGTGTCTGACCTTCGCCTGCGGCTATGGCACAGACCACGGAGCCTGAGCCCGACACGGTGTGCCAAGTGATCTCTCCCACATTTTCTACTGTGTTGGTCACGAACGCTCTGTAGATACGCTTGAACTGCTTGGTGCTGGTAACTGCTGTAGTTCCGGTCAAGGTCACGGTATCTGATATCTCTGCTCCGTCATTGTCTAGTCCGTAGAAAGTCACTGGCACAGTATCGCTGGCACTGGATGATTTTACATACAGAGTCTGTGCGGCACCGTTGAGCGCACTCCAAGGATAAAGCCCACCGTGGCTCCATACGGTCTCGGGATCAGTGGCTGTGTCAATGTCTGGATTATAGCCGAACTTATGGACAAAAGTATGCCCTGTGATGTTGCCTTCGGCAACCATTTGATTAAAAGGGTGTTGTTTGCGATTGCTCACGGCTTAGCTCCAAGGACGACCTTCTACTAATCCGCCAGCATTGGGATTATCTGTCACAGCATTACCTGTGTATTTTGTAGGCAAGTCTGTGATCGTATATGTGCTTCTAGGATTACCATCTGCTGCTCTAGTAGCCGCAGCTATGTCGAGCTTCTGTATCTGTTTAAGTTCTTTGGTAAGATTAGTTTGAAACGGCGTACATATGAACACATCACCGTCAACTAGAGTGATGCCTGTGGCTGTTTCAATCTGGCTTAGTGTCTGGCTGGTATAGGTCAAGCTACTAAAACTAGGATATCTTTCCAAGCTGATGACGTAATAGTTTAGATTCAATCCTTCAGCTGTGGCTATGTCGTTAGCGTATGCGGCCAGAGTCTTGGTTGTGGTCTCAACTGTAGATAGTGTCTTAGCTTGGCGTGTTAACCCGATATAATAGGTATCGATAGAGGCCATTATCTCACTCCGTAGACTTTACCGGGATACAGGCTAGGGTGTTCGCCTCGGATATCTGCAGGATCTTTAGGTGCCTGCATACCGCCGCCGGCTTTGCTTGTTACTGCGTCTAGACCTGCGTATTCTTCTCGAGGAGTGTTAGAATATTCTGTCTGTTCTCCTTGATCAGCTAGGTCTACTATCTGACGGAATCTGCGTATGTCATCGGGTTGGAACTCTTCTTCTGCGGGCTTGCCCTGTTTCTGCATAAAGCCCACGATCTGATCGTATGCGGCCATTGTCACAGGACCTTGTTGTGATAGTTGGATCACTGCTTCTGCAACATCGTGTAGGTCTGCGTCTTGTTTTACATCTTCACGTGCCAGTTCCAGCAATCTAATGAATAGGGGTACGTCTAACTGTACAATATCTGCCATAATGAAATCCTCAGTGTAATATTTATCGGCTTAAATATTATTATGATCAACAAAGAACCTTTCAAAAAACTGATATTGGGTCTCAAAGATACAGGCAAATATCGTGTTTTCAATGACATCGTACGTGAAGCAGGTAAGTTTCCTAAAGCCATTTGGTACGGACCTTACAACATTAAAACTATAGTTAATTGGTGTTCAAACGATTATCTAGGTATGGGTCAGCACAAAGTCGTGTTAGATGCGATGCACACAGCATTAGACCAAACAGGAGCAGGTTCGGGAGGTACACGTAATATAGGCGGTACCAGTCATTATCACGTTGCCTTAGAGCACGAACTAGCGATGCTGCATAATAAAAGCAAAGCTCTTTTATTCAGTTCTGCATACGTAGCCAATGAATGGACTATTATTGCTTTGAGCAAGATCGTTGACAATATTCAATTCATCAGCGACAGCAAGAATCATAACAGCCTAATCGTAGGCATACAACACAGCAAAGCATCCAAACAGATATTTAGGCACAATGATCTCAACGATCTAGAAGATAAGTTAGCAGCGTCAAAACTTGCAGGATTTACACCCTGTATAGTATTTGAATCAGTGTATTCAATGGACGGTGATGTTTCACCTATCAAAGATATCTGCGATCTCGCAGACAAATACCATGCTATAACTTATATCGACGAAGTACACGCGGTAGGGCTCTATGGGACGCACGGTGGCGGCAAAGTAGAAGAACTTGGTTTAGAATCCCGTATTGATATAATCAATGGAACTCTGGGAAAAGCCTTTGGGGTCCAAGGCGGCTACGTGGCTGCTGATGCTGATGTCGTTGATGCTATTCGTTCAGTGGCTGCAGGATTTATCTTTACAACATCAATGTCGCCTGTGGCCTGTGCTGGGGCATTGGCGGCAGTGAAGTGGTTGAAAGATCACAATGAGATTAGAGTAAAACATCAAGAAAGAGCAGCTAAACTAAAACAACTGCTGAAAGAAAACGAATTGCCTGTTATGGACAGCTCTACGCATATCGTTCCTGTGTTGGTAGGAGATGCCAAACGTTGTAAGATAATGAGCGATCATTTACTTAACGAACACAACATTTATGTGCAGCCTATAAATTTTCCAACTGTTGATGTTGGAACGGAGAGGTTACGTTTTGCACCAACCCCTTTTCATGATGATGCTATGATGAGCGATCTGATTGTGGCTCTGAAGTCTGTGTTTGCGAATCCCCAGGACTGAGCCTAAATCTATCTTCAACGAAATCTGCAGTGCCAACTTCAAAGATCACAGAATTAGGATGTAGGGCTTCTACTTGATGCGGACTAAGCTCGGCGAAGTCTGCGGTTTTTCCTTCTTCTAAGATAGCTTCTTTGATCTGGCCTGATGCTACATCTATATAGGTAACTTTGAACTTACCGGCATTGACGAACCAACTTTTTCGTTTGTCTTTGTGAAAGACCATACTGGTTTTAGCACCTACCTTGGTAAACACTAATAACTTGCCGCAGTAACTTTCGTTGTTACTCCAGACTATTTCAAATCCCCAACCTTTGTCGATTTTTCCTGGATGCTGTAAATTCATTATCTTTTCTCTATGATTTTGTCGATTAATCCATACTCAAGAGCCTCTTGGGCGGACATAAATTTATCCCGTTCCATGTCTGCGCTGAATTGTGCAAAGGTCTTGCCCTTGCTGTTATGTTTGACATAGATCTCTGTGAGGTTTTTTTTCATTTTAAGAATCTCTTCAGCCTGGATTTGGATGTCAGTGGCCTGGCCTCTAGCTCCACCTGATGGTTGGTGAATCATATGTCGTGCATTTGGCAGCATATGACGCTTACCAGCAGCACCTGCCTGTGCTAACAATGATCCCATTGAACAGGCCTGACCCATTACATAGGTGGCAACATCAGGTCTTATAAACTGCATCGTATCGTAGATACTCATACCTGCGGTAACAACTCCGCCGGGACTGTTAATGAAAAGGCTGATGTCTTTGTCCGGATTCTCCGATTCTAGAAACAATAATTGAGCTACTACCAAATTAGCCATATGATCTTCAATTGGGCCATTCAGCATAATGATGCGCTCTTTGAGCAGTCTACTGTAGATATCAAAAGCTCGTTCGCCTTTGTTAGTAGATTCGACAACCATTGGTACCAATGTCATATATTTCCTTTAAGTAAATGTATATATTACTACAATATTTTGATTGACGCTAGATTGATTTTGCCATATACTCGTAGAGTTAAATACTGTAGCAACAAGAAAGTTACAAAATGAGCAATACACTTCTACTAAATGCAGATATGCAACCTGTCAGCTTATTGCCACTGTCAACAGTAGATTGGCAAGAAGCTATTAGATATATGGTTTTGGACAAAATTGAAGTTTTGGCCTGGCACGACGATTGGGTCGTTAGATCCGCACGTTGGGAAACTCGTGTGCCTGCTGTAATTATGCTGAAAGCCTACCAAAAACCAAAAAATACTATGCGTCTCAGCAAACGCAATATATTCTTACGGGACGAATACGTTTGTCAGTATTGTGGCACAGACGTGCAAGAATCTACGGCTACTTTGGATCACGTGCATCCTGTGAGCCAGGGCGGTAAAACTACCTGGGAGAACTCAACTACAGCCTGTAAATCCTGCAATTATAAAAAGGCTGCTCACGTTGGCAAAATGAAACCTAAAAAGACGCCTTACAAGCCTCATTTTTGGGATTTAGTTGAAAAACGCAAACGCAGAGGATATCATATACAACATCCCAGCTGGCAAGACTTTTTGGGCTAAATATTAATCTATGAGATTTTTTGAAATTCAAGATAGTCAACCCGCAGGTGCTGATTCAGCACCTGCACCTACGAAAGGTACAAATATGCAGTTCGCATCAAAACCAGAATTGAATCAATTGGCATCTCAACTCAAAACATCTATTCCTGATGGGAGATTTGAACCCACAGGCAAGGGCAAAAGTAAACCTGTAGAACATATTCGAATATTTGGTATCAGCAGATCAGAGCTGTTAAATTCTATGACTTCGATGGGTTATATACAGGCAGATCTACGACCAGAACAAACTTATTTGAGCACAAAATATGCTGCAAACATCTTTAGTTTTACTAAGGATAACAAGATATTCAGCTTTGTTATTTCCAGCAAAGGCACCGAAGAAACTTCTGTAGGTGTTGGTATTAAAGAATACAGTCCTACAAATCTCGGATTGGCAGGCAAAGTTTTATCTAGAAATGAACTGATACAAAGTGCTAAAGATGCTGTGTCTAAAAAAGCCAAAGATGAGAATTTAAAAAATGCTCTGCTGTCTTTGATTGATATTGCTGCTAGCAGAGGACAAGGTCAACTCACTCCCGAACTCAATCAAGCTATAGCCACCGACAGAAATCAACTCAGTGTAGACTTTGGAGAAATTTTAGCACCAATCGCTATTATGGACGACAATGATAACGCAGAGTTTCCTGTTGGTAACAGTCCATTGATCGACGTCAAAGTAGGTTCACAGAATATTTCAGTAAAAAGTCTCAGTGGTAGCGGAACAAGTTTCCGTTCTATCGCTGACCTAATGGACAAATACGAACAGGCCATTAACGCTGACGATCCTAACAAACAAAAATTTGAAATGTTGAAAAAATTCCATCCCAAAGCTGGAGGGAATAACAAAGACAAGATTATTTCGGCGGCTGCGCAATCCGGAATAGCCGAGCACAAAGAAATGATGAAAATTTTGGGAGTTTCAAAAATAGAAAATTTCTCCCAACTATCAGCTGCACTGAAATCTAAAAAAATCACGGATTACGGAACATTTCTTAAAACCTTTTATCCGTCGATGACTGCAGGTGATTGGGGTAAGCCCGTTGGATTGCCTGCAGATGGCGCCTATTATATGGGCACGAAAAAAGAAGCTCCTAAGGTTGAAAAGGCCGCTGGCAAGCGAAGTTTCGATAGAGATCCTGTTGATGCAGGTGCAGATATCTTAACTTACGTGTTAGGTGTTGGTCTGTTAAACTTTGTTACCCGAGGCGGAGATGCTGAGGGATATTCAAAAATAATGACAGACATCGTAAACAAAGCAGATGCTGTTTTGGGTAAGATCGATATCACAGTAAACGGAGGTATTAGGATTACAACAAGACCGTTTACCGAACTTAAATTCGCTTTCCAGTATCACGCTCCTAGTCATATTCCGGGTAACAACTTACCCGGATTTATTGCTATCCTAGACTAATTCCTGTATAATTACAATATGACAACACTTATTCAAGGCGACTGTCTAGAAGTCGCTGATCAAATCGCTGACGGATCTATCGATTTCACGCTGACAGATCCTCCATATAATATCAGCAACGACGGGGCCAAGCCTGTTTGGATTGATCCAGAGACCGGCGAAAACAAAAATACTATCCACAGTCAAAGGTTTAGCGAAAGCTTTGAACAGGACTGGGATGCTGTCACTCACGAACAGTTTCTATCACAATTAGAACAATGGAGTAGACTCTGGCACAGGAAACTACGCAAAGGCGGTAGCTTCGCTGTGTTCATTTCGGATCAATACATCAGCTATCTTTGGAAGATAATGGTTGATGTTGGACTCGAACCAAAACGTGTGTGGACTTGGAAAAAGCCCGCGGCTGTACCTTTCAATCGAGCAGTTAATCCTGTCAGCGGTTGTGAATACATTCTGTGGGGTATCAAGCCCGGCGGCAAACGCACGTTCAATTCTGACACAGACTTTAACTCGATCGTAGACAGATATGCAGTGGCAGATAAAGTGTCCAGTATCGTCTACAGAGAAATCAAAGACGGGCTAGGTAATCGTAGCCTAGACAGTATTTTTGCCTCTGCCCAAAAAGAAGCAGAAGCAATGATCAAGAGCAGAAAACAAAGCAACGGTAAAGTACAGGCTATCGTGCCCAACACTATTACCTACAGTGGCGGTTTAGGGGGCAAAATACATCCTACCCAAAAGCCTACAGAAATCCTGGAATACTTTATTGAGCTGTGTTCCAATCCCGGAGATACTATTTTGGACACGTTTGCAGGCAGCGGTAGCACAGGAGTCGCAGCCAAAAATACCGGCCGAAAGTCTATATTGATAGAAAGAGATCCAAAAATGTTTGCCAAAATGAGCGAACGTTTTGATATCTCATCCGGACTCAATTCTAATCTTTTCATCGAATCTGATTGACACAGAGTTCTCCTCGTGCTACAATTAAAACATTGTAGAAACTTAGGAGCAACTATGCTAGAAAATCAATACGGATCAATTCCTATGGAATCTGGTACTCGTTATTATATCGTTAGTTGGGACTGTGAAGGCGTAGAGTTCTTCCAGGAGATCACGGAACATCATCCTGCTAATTGGGCTAAACAACATCTGTTTGACACTATGAAACAGAACAAGAAAGTTGAAAAGCCTTTTAGTTTTCCGCTCACGCATCTCATCCTTAGAGCACAGATGAACACTCATAGGCACTATGAGATCTATGTTTTTACCAGCACCGAGTTAGTAGGACCCAAAGAGATCAAAGCCTGGTTTACTCGTGATCCGCAGAACTTTGCCGATTGGGTTCGTGAACATCACAGTTATAAAGTTTATAGTAATCGGAAAACCACAAAGGATTTGATCATATGAGAACGCAACCACAGACTATCATTCAGCGCCTTGAAGCAGATAACAGTCGTCTTGCCAAAGAAGCTGTCTTGGCCGATGCAATGAACGAAGGACTTGACGAGTTTTTCGAAGGTGTCAGAATGTGTTTGGATAATCTATACACATTTGGCGTCAAACAAGTACCCGTTAGCGAAGTGGACGGGCAAGGGCTCAGTTGGAATAATTTCAAAGAATTGGCAGAAGCTCTGTACAAGCGTCAGCTCACCGGTCACGCCGCTAGAGATGCAATTCAGCTGGCGATGGATGTGGCTACTAAAGAGCAATGGAACGACTTTTATCGACGTATCTTGATTAAGGATCTGCGGTGCGGTGTGTCTGAGAAGACTGTGAACTCTGTGGCTAAAAAACAAAAAAAGACACAGTATGCCGTTCCGGTTTTTGAATGTCAACTCAGCCACGACTCAGCCAATCACGAGGCCAAACTCACAGGTAAAAAAATCGTAGAACGTAAATTGGATGGCGTTCGCTGTTTGACCGTGATCGATCACGAGCAAAGAACTGTGACCCAATATACTAGAAATGGTAAAGTATTGGAGAATTTTAGGCATATCACAGAATATTTAGAAAAGTTTATCGATGAATTTGGTAGAAGTTTTGTCTTGGACGGAGAGATTATGAGCTCTAGTTTTCAAGACCTTATGAAGCAGGTACATCGCAAGGACAATGTTGAAGCCGGAGATGCGGTACTCAATCTGTTTGATATCATTCCACTAGTTGAATTTAAACAGGGCAAGAGCACAATGGGCCAGCGGAGACGCAGCCAGTTTCTAAAAAACTTTGAAAATATCTTTAACGATTCTGGTTTCATTACCATTGTTCCTCAACGTGAATTTGATCTTGATGTGTTTACTGACGAGATCGAATTTAGAGACTATATGAAGTCTATGGTTGAAGCGGGCTACGAAGGTGTGATGATCAAAGAGCCAAATGCACCTTATGAGTGCAAACGTACCACTAGCTGGCTGAAGATGAAACCGTTTATCGAAGTCAGTCTAACTATCACAGAAGTAGAAGAAGGGACGGGTAGAAACAATGGACGTTTGGGCGCGATTGTCTGCCGGGGTGTGGACGATAATAGGGAGATCTTGGTCAATGTTGGCAGTGGTTTTAGCGACAGCGACCGTACTGATTATTGGCTTGCACGTGATACGCTACCAGGTCAAATTGTGGAAGTGCGAGCAGATGCTGTCACGCAAAATCAAGACGGAACATTTTCGCTCCGATTCCCCCGCTTCCTGCGATTTCGTGGGTTCAAGGTCGGCGAAAAGATCTAAAACTGAATGGGATGAATGATGAAAAAAATCTACTACGAAAAGAAAGGACGACGCTATATCCCTGTGGCAGAATATGACAACGATCTTTTGGATAGTTTTCCGAAAGGTGCTCATCTCGTTATGTGTTATCCTGGCGGTAGTAGCCGCAGGTTTAACATTGACCCAAACTATGCTGCTATGATCGCCGCAGGTCGTGTAGCGGAAGATGCTATTTGTGAGAATATGCGTAAGGTCAGTGAGGCAAAGCCCAAAAAACTTCCTATCACAGAACGGCAACGTGCCGCTTGGGAGGAAATGAAAGATGCATTTGGTGATGAATTTTTCAGCCTAACACTGCCTGCTAGTCGTGACCTTGCAGAAGCGGGAGTAAAGGCTATGCAGTTAGAAGCAGATAAACTTATGAGCAATGAAAGTGTTCGCAAGGCCTATGAACAGTTTCAGTTGATATGCGAATTAACAAAGGAAAATAACTATGCAGGTTGAATTATTTAAAATTATGGCTCACCAATTTCCAGTAGTAGACTGGTCTGAAAAGAAAAAAGAAATCGTTGAAAAGATTGATTTTACCAAGCTGATAAGAAAAGACAAGCAAGGGTTTTTATCGGATAGAGAAACCAATAACAACGCCTATGCCGAAGCATTTATGCACTTATTTCAAAATGAACTACAGATGTTTAGAAATGAGGTAAACCATTTCTCTTTTGATTTAACCAGTGTGTGGACTGCTGAATATCACAAAGGAGATTGGCACCCTCCTCATACTCACGGTGCCACAGGATATTCTGGTATCCTATATCTAGATTTCGATATGGATGAACACGGACCAACATATTTCATTAATCCGTTTACAGATCCTAATCTAGGTGATACAATAATTAGGTTTCCCTTAGCAATGGAGGGCGTTCTTACCATTGTTCCCAGTGCGTTACTGCACTTTACCTATCCAAATGAATCCGACAAAGTTCGTAGGATTATTGGATTCGATCTTAAAAACATACAATGAAATCTAGTATTAATATTCTAGAAGAAATCTTTTCACGTAGTTTCTCATTTGACTCTGTCGAGCCAAAGTCAAAAAACTATAAACAAGCAGTCAGCGTAATAGAATTCCCCTGTTGTCATCCCGACGACAACGAAGCACTTACACTGATATGGCCAGACCTTCAGAACGGACCTTGGATCGCTGGTGGCGCTTGTCTACGATGGTATCAAAATCAACCTGTGGGCGAGAATGACATAGATATCTTTTGTGCCGACAAAGAACAAGCTCACAGAATTATTGATCATATCAAAAGTTTTGGCAGATACAGTACCAAATACGAAAGTGAGAATGCAACTACATTGAGTTATCATAGTCACGACGGAAAAAAGCATTGGACACTTCAAATTATCAAAAGGAGATACTTTAATAGTTTAGAAGAAGTGATTAATAATTTTGACATCACAGTCTGTCAAATTGGCACGGGAGGCAACGATTGGTTGTTGGCTCCAAAAACAGCCAAGGACATCAGAGAAAGAAATCTTAGAATGCATTTACCCTTGTTGCCAGAAGCTTCTAAACGTTTGGTAAAGTATTGGACTTATGGTTATAGGCCTGTGGATGGATTAGTTCGAGCCGTAATTGATAATCCTTCGGCTATAAAATATTTTGATGCGTCTGGAGATTACGAAAATGCGTTCTGAACATAGTTGGAGTCTGTTAGATCCTAGACCAGTACTACTGTATCTAGACCATCTTGACGAATATATCGTCTACTGGAACGGAATAGCAACTACTCATCTAATGGCTTTGAATTTTGCTATGGAATATTATGGGATCTATCCAACGCCAGAGATGAAAACTGCTATGGAACAGAATTATAGAAAAATATATTATGCCAACGGTTTCAACACTAGAGCCTGGGATCTAAAAGTATCCGGAAGTCCAATCTATCCTTATACAAAAAGACTTTTACAGGCACATTGTAAAAAGACCATAGAAGACGAAAACAAAGGCATTGGTGAAGTATTGAGTTGGTTCGAATACTCAAAGGCAAGAAAGGAAAAAAATGTCTTATAAAACTATCAGTATATACGTTGATGAAGTTGACGAAGACGAAGAGTGACGCTATAATAACTTATCTTATGAAAGGATTGGCATGATTACCCTAAAAGATTTTATGGAAGCTGTGGATTATCGTATCACCGAAGGCAGCGTATATCAATGGCAGTGTTTTGGGCCCAACGCATATGCATTGGATTCGTGGAACGGTGATCAAGATGGGCATACTGTGTCTATTATCTTTGATACCAGAGATCAAACAGTGTATCAGGCCATGGCCTATGACTATGCCCGTAAACGTGCCTATCGTATGATCAATCCTGATTACAAGGCAGACTTTGATGCTGAATGCGAAGATCGAGATGTATTGGACACGGCCTGGGAACTAGATGACGGTACTCCAGTTAATTATGTAGATCTTGATGTTGTTGATGATTTTGTTGAAAAAGTCAAGGCCATCGTCGCTGACGAGGATTATGATACTCGTGTACAGGTGCCTGTGGATTTCTCGGACGACGAACTACTCACTTATATGAAAATGGCTCACGAACGTGATATGACCTTTAATCAGTTCGTAGAAATGGCTTTAAAGGCTGCTATCGATGAGATCAAAATGCGAGAGCAGTTAGACGACATCCGTCCAGAATACGATTTCTCTAACGGGCGTCGCGGACAATTTGTAGACGATTAAAGAGATTTTTTAGTAGCCTGTATATCGAATCCATTAGCACATCTCGGTCGTAAACAGACCACTGAATCTACAGGCCACTGAATCTGTTCACCGATCTTACCTAGAGGACCTCCTTGTCTACAGTGTCCTCTATAGACTACACCTTCAGCAGTAACGATTATCTGTTCTATTCCTATCCTACATTCGTGATTATAGAAATTATTTTGTTGATCTAAAATCATTCCGCTATGACTGGTTATCACTGTGTTAGAATCTTCTTCGACTACTATACCTGCTGGTTGTTTAAAGCTCAATAACTGTTGCTGATCGTAGTCCATCACATTAGAATTTATTATGGGATCTTTGAATAACATTCTGTGAGAGATTGAAATCTGTGGCCATTTTTCTTTGATTCGATTCTGTATATCTGTTAATTCTGACCACTTGTCCGGTAACATATTAAAATTTACTGTTATATCACAGTCAGTGTTAGCCAGAGTCCAATTTATGATTAGCATAAAATGACTTAGTTGAGTGTGTTCTATATGTATCTGGGTGACAGCATATTTTAGATATGGAACGATTTTTTGCCAGTGTTCAAGATCAACATTTAGATTAGTGTTCATTCTGGTCACAGCGTTTTTACCGTAGGCATAGGACAGTAACTCTGGAAAATCCGTCCATTCTGTTACTTCACCGCCGGTAAAATTTATATCTAATTGTTTGTTCTGTGATTTTGCCTGTTGATCTATCTGATCAATAAAATCTTTACAGGCTCTAATGTCGGGTAAAAGAAAACTACCGCTTCTCAGTATGCTATGACAGTAACTACAGGCCCAAGAGCAGTGATTCATCAACCACCAATCTATATAGTAACTGTTCTCGCTCCTTTGTGACTGTAGATTAGGCATATCATAGCCAATGCTCTACAGCCTGTGTACCACACTGTTGCATGGCCTGAGCCCACATATCATCGGGGTCTACGGAAATCAGCCAATCAGGGTCAGGGTCGTTTAGGATCAACCAGCTGTGGCTATGAGTCCAAGGGTGTTGCCCAGTGAGTTCAGCTAACAACTGACCTGGAGCCCAACTGGCGAATCCGAAGCTGATACGCTGTCTACTGGGCAGGTCTCCTGCTTTGAGCTGTTCGAACATACTGACATGACTGGTTATGCTCCAATGCGAATTTACGGGTATGGTGTACTGATTGCGCCAATCTGTGTCGTGCATCATCCACACCGTCTGTGGATTCACAGGGCCGCCCCAGAACACTTCTTGATCCCAATCCAATTCAATGTCCACGGGTGCCAATATTTGGCTCAGCAGGTGATTGGTAGGCCTATTTAGGCATAGGGCAAATGTACCTGCATCGTGATCGTGTGTGACCATTAGCACAGATCTACGGAATCTAGGGTCTGCTATCTGAGGGGGTGCTATGATAAGATCGCCGCCGCTCAGCTGATATGAGTCGGTCTTGATCACAGTTTAACTCCAGTCTGGCAAAGGTCCACCGTACTTGTTGCCCTTGATCTTCTTGCCGCGAACCTTGACACGTTCTGAACCTACCTTATGGCTCTTGCCACCGTCACGGCTGCGATAGCCCTGCGATTTGCAGCTGGCCAGTTGACTAGCCCCCAACGCTGAATCGGGCTTGCCCGACTGACAGAGCTCGCGTGAAGCAGGCTCTTCGTCAAGGTCTTGATCATCGCTGCCGGATGCGCCCCCGAACATGATGTCATCGTTGATGGGAAAATCCAGTTCCATAAACTCTTCGGGCAGTTCGCCAGTGTCTATGATCCAATCCAACTGTTCTGTGGTGGGATGTACTTTGAGCAAGACTTTGGCTGCTTCGTCGTGAGCTTCAGCATTGGGCCAAATGTTGACGTCATAGTGCTGTTTGTACAGCTCAGCCACGGCCTGCATGACCTTATGGTAGTCCGTGGTAAAGATGTTTTCGGTGATTATTTCTTGTATTTTCATGCTAGCTGTGCCACTCCATAAACTGCTGTGATCAACAGAGTTTTTAATTCTATATCTGAAGCTTCTTCATCCAGTCGATCCATACGCACTAGATCACGCATGAGTTCTTGATACTCTCCGGGGCTCAGTTCACCCTGATTCACTGCCTCTGTCATTTGCAGTGCGTATTGGGCTCTCTGTGCTGCCCAGGGTTGACCCGTGGCTGCGATCTGTTCAAGTGTTTGTATGCTCATTTAAAATCTCCCTAGTGTGGCCTCCGCTGCCCGCTTGCTCTGTTCTATCACGATCTTCTTTTTGGTTTCGCAGTAGAATTTACTGCCTTCTTGTTTTACACTACGTTGCTCCCATTCCTGCACAGTTTCCTGCATGGGTTTGATTAATTTTATCACATCAGTTTGGCGCTGACCCTTGCTCTGTGAATACAGTTCAAACCAGCGTAGGTCTCGAGCGATGCTCTGTATCTGTGCTAACTGTGGCTCTGAGCAGTTCAATGATTCTGCACGTAATCTCACGTCTATGATACGAGCTGATTGATTATCGTCCCAAAAACTGGGTATTTTACTCAAGATAGCTGAGCAGCCTGTGAGCGTGACTGTGGCTAGGATCAAGGCAATGGTTTTCATCTTGTATTTAACCAAACCGGCGGGAGTTGACAGGCAGATCTAGAGATCGTATACTGTATTTTTAACCACGGATCACTGAGAATGTTTACCGCTACTAAAATGACCTCAGGTGAAGAACGCAAAGCCTGGTACAAGAACCATAATCTACCCACACTGACTAGACTGTGGACGGGTCCCCGATCTCAAGAACTGCGGTGTGCGATCACTGGCAAGCCAGCGTTCACTGAGGCTCGCTGCCGAGTCACAGGCCGCGACAAACTGCACTTTGACATAGACTTCAATCACATACGCCAAGAGCACAATGCCTATAAGCGCACGGGCGTCAGCAAGGACAAAACCACAGCACCTTCAGATCTATTCCGCAGCCACAGCCTAGAAAACAACCCCCTGATGCTGATAGAGTTCGTGACCATGATGCCTGTGAATCCTACCACACACAAGCATATCTCCACAGATGCCAGATGGGGTGATATCACGCTGAAGAACTATGGCAGATCGGAGTGGCCTTGGTGTCTGCGCCGACTGCGTAATTGGTCTAGCACACAGCGAAGATTCCCCTGCCTCCGAGAGATCAGCTACGAGTGGATCCGTGATCACTTAGAGCAGATCGATCACCCACCGATCAAAGCTAGGCTTAGGGTCAGAGAGGGTAAATTGGTGATCAGAGACTAATTCTTAAGCTGCGAAGCAGCGCAGCGCGAGAAAAATCAGCAGCCTATCACAGATAATCCAACAGAGGTTGAGGGACCAAATCAGGATACTTTAAGAGGAAGAATGTTCTGCGCTCAGTGGGCACCCAAAAGTCTATGCAGTCCCCGCGTATGCTTATTGAGCCGCCCCAACGCTGAACATCAGACCAGATCAGTTCTTCATCTATGTCCTGAGCAAATGCATAGTAGCGATAGCAGTATAATCTTCTGGGACGGAAGTCTAGTGTAGACATATGAAGACAAACTCTGGGGCAGAACAACGGAATAAGACCACAAACTGTTCTACAGTGATCATCCAAATCGCCAGAATTTCTGCATGGTCTTGTATGAGTTCTAGATGGCTGAGATCACAAGCGATACTGTACATCGAATATTTAAGTAAATATCTGATGTTGAAGACAGTTATAGCCCTGTTAGCAGTGATCATTACTGTGGGTTTAGGTGTGCTGATGATTATACTGCAACATTGGATACTGTTTAGTGGGGATGAATAACGAGCTTGCGGGCCGCTAGAGGTAAACAATGATAGAGTGGACATTGGTATTTTGGTTGCAGTTTCCAGAGAACTACACAGAGCACAGTAAGTACAGTACAGAGCGTGAGTGTAGAGATAATCAACAGTTATGGCAGCGTAGATTTGACATAGTTAAAAGCCGGCTGGTCGCAGAGTGTCGTAGGAGAGAACTATGAAATGGCTGGTATTCATTATATACTGGATCAGCCTAGTGTACACGATGCGGCAGGGTGATCTATGGATGTGGGCGATATTGATGCCCACGTTCTTATTATTGTTCGTGTGGGCAGAGGAACTAGATGGCCCCGTTGCACGTGATTCGCACAGAGGGTAAAAGCAGGGTTTTTGCTCAGTAAGTGTGATTTACTGTGGCCTGGGATGCTTGTAGAGGCCGCTACGCTGGCCGTGAGGCAAGATCAAGTGCAGATTCGTGTGGTTTTGTGTGATAAAGTGTGGAATTGTGTGACCATTTGAGCATAGCCTCTCATACCACCAGTCTCCGATTCTAGTCTACTGTAAGATCCACTGTAGGACCCCACGTTTTCCCACCGTATTCCGGGTTTTGAGACCCTGAATCCAACGTCCGGGACCGTAAAAACCTTCTGTATACGGTGGCCCCGTTGCGGGGTATTCTTATATATACTGTATACGGGAGCAGGATAGTGACAGAACTATGGGCCACACTGATCACAGACTACAGAGACGGTGTACCTTACTACACGGTATTAGATCAATGGCGACAGGTCTCTGTGATCACTACTAACAGATCTATCGCACAGAGGTATCTAATGCTCTGTGCTAGGGGATTGAGTTCGCAACAGATCCTACAGCTAGATCACTATCGGGCCAAGGCCCCGGTGCGCAATAAACAAAAATAACCCAAATTGATCTCAGAAAGTTGACAGGCGCAGAGATCTCACATATAATATACACTATGCTTAAGAAACGACTACTAAGCAAGGATCGATGAGCAATGACACTACCAGATGAACGCTATCGCAGTGTGCTAGCAGCGGAACGGTTGCTGAAGGATCTCTGTGACACTGCTGCAACTCCCAGAGTTCCCCGAGCTGTACGGGATCGTGCTCGTGCAGTGCTGCGCCACTATCCTTCACGTTGGGACATGGATCGTGCTGCTACTGTAGCTGATCACATATTTGCCACACAGACTCCCGTGGAAGATCTCCAGGAATTCATACAGAGAGGTCTAGAACAGCGTAAGTAAAAGATCGGGCCTCTAGCTCATGTTGGTTAGAGCAGCGGACTCATAATCCGTTGGTGCGGAGTTCGACTCTCCGGGGGCCCACCATTTAAACACGCCTTAGCTCAGTAGGATAGAGCAACAGCCTTCTAAGCTGTGGGTCAGAGGTTCGAATCCTCTAGGCGTGGCCAGCTACAGCAGCACGTGGGACCGTGGTGAAATAGGTAGACACAAGGGACTTAAAATCCCTCGCAGCGATGCATACCGGTTCGATTCCGGTCGGTCCTACCAAGTACAACAGCAGCAGCCCCGAGGGGGATCGCGAGCATGCAGTCACGGGGTCAGATCATTTTGGTTGACAGCGTGGTTCTGAACTAGTATAATTGCTGTTTTACTAAGGACCGCTATGTCAGAACTACAGCAACGTTTCTACGCTGCACTTGCACACGTACAGCAGCACACGGATCTAGACGACGAACAGGCGCAAGACGCTGTTGCTGCTTTGTCGCAGCTCATAGAGGATCACGTCAAATAACCCTAGACCCGCAAGGGTCTTTCTTTTTGGTTGACAGCTCCAGTGTTCGGTAGTATACTATATGCATAGTGAAGGAGCGAGCAATGAGAGCTAAAAGATCAGATCGTAATCACATCATCTACCAGATCACTGGCCCTGAGGGTGTGTACATCGGCGTCACTGCCAAGACTGAGAGCACTGTACTAAAGTCAGTTCGCGCTCGCATAGCCAAGCACTGGTATCGTGCCCAGACTGAAACCAAAGCTTGGGCTCTATGTGAACTTCTTCGCGCATATGCTGACAAAGCGGCGATCGACGTGCGTGTCATGGAGATCGTCAGGGGCAAGGCTGCGGCACATGCTAGAGAACGTGAGTTGATCCGTGAACTGCGTCCTTTTTACAACACTGACAAGAGAGGTGCCTAATGTGGTACACGTACGATCGCCGTAGCTCAGCTATAGTTAAAAGCTACAAGACCTACCCAGCTGCACAGGCAGCTATCACTAGAGCCCATAAGAAGTACGTGCGGGCGTTCCCCTACTACCCGGGCAGCAATGCGCATGAAGACGATCCCTTGACGTGGATGGCTGCTGCAGAAGCTGCGTGGTATCACTCTGTGATAGAGCAACGTGTCACCAAGCGTAACCTGATCACAGGCAAAGAGTTCACCCAATCCGTGAACACTCCCCGAAGCTGCGATCCCAGCTCGGAGCTGTACTGGTCGATGTAGAGGTTGACAGCCAGTGCCGAGAGTGCTATACTATAGGCTAAGTTAACAAAAGGAGCGACGAAATGGGTACACGATCACGAGTAGCTGTCATGCACGGCGATGTCTGCAAATCGGTCTACTGCCACTATGATGGCTATCTGGACTACACAGGCGAGATCCTGCTCAAGCATTACGGTTCAGTAGAAGCCAATGAGTTGGTCGCACGTGGAGACAATTCGGGCGTCAAAGAGACTGTAGAAGAAATGAACTTCTATGCTGATCGAGGTGAAGAAGATGTGGGCTACAGGGTAGCTCACTCGTTCGAAGAGTTCCTGGAGCAGGTCGAGGGCTGTTTTGGTGAGTATTACTATGTCATGCGGGACGGAGTATGGTACGCGGGTGCCGTTTACTCCACCACGGGCTTGATCAAGAACGGTTTGGTTCCGCTCAAAGATGCTATGGCTGCTCTAGCAGTTGAGAAAGAAACCCTAGACGGCTAAGGGTTATTACTCATAGGGGTTGACAACAGCCCCTATCTGTAATATACTAGAGGCTGTGTTAAACAACAAGGAGCGAAGCAAATGTACATCACTTTTACTGAAGGCTGGTACAACATCAAGGGCCAGCCCACAAATGTTGCAGGTTTGACTTTCAAGCTTGTGGAAGACTACAAAGTAGCCAAGAGTGGCGAAGGCTACGTCACTGTGGAAGGTGGCGGACAGCCGGGCTTCCCAGATCGCTCAATCCGCATCCGTTGCCGTCAGGGTGCATATGCAGTTGCGGGCAGTGCCAAACCCATTCCTAAGGGAGTAACTATGCTACAGGCTCTTAAGGCTAAGAGCACCAAGGGTGCCGAAGTCACTGACTTCACCCAGATCAAAGTGTCAGACGACAGTGTCGCGCACGAGACCGATGAAGAGATCATCGAGCGTACTCGCCTGCGTTTTGAGATCCTCAAGGATATGACCAAAGCAGTGAAGTCGGGTGATGTGCGAGCAATGATCGTCACAGGCCCTCCGGGTGTGGGCAAGAGCTTTGGCGTTGAAGAAGTACTGTCAAAGGACGATCTGTTTGATGTTATGGGTCAACGCAAGCCCAAATACGAGATCGTCAAAGGTGCTATGAGTGCCATTGGTCTGTACTCAAAGCTCTACAAGTTCTCCGACGCTAAGAACATCCTGGTGTTCGATGACTGCGACAGTATTTTGCTGGACGACATCTCGCTGAACATCCTCAAAGCCGCTTTGGATTCTAGCAAGAAGCGTACCATTTCGTGGAACACTGACAGCCGCATCCTGCGCAGTGAGGGTATCCCAGATCGTTTCGAGTTCAAGGGTGGTGCTATCTTTATCACGAACTTGAAGTTTGAGAATGTGCGTTCTAAGAAACTGCAGGAGCATTTGGCGGCTCTCGAGTCACGCTGTCACTACATCGATCTGCGTATGGACACAGATCGCGAAAAGGTCCTGCGTATTGAGCAGATCGTCAAGGACGGTATGTTGGACTCATACGAGCTTGAGCAGGTTGCCAAAGATGAAGTAGTCACATTCATCAAAGACAATCGTGCCACTATGCGCGAGCTGAGCTTGCGTACGGTGCTCAAAGTAGCGGATCTGCGTAAGAGCTTCCCTACTAACTGGCAGAACATGGCCAAGGTCACTGTTATGAAGGGAGCTTACTAATGGTAGATCTTCCAATCCGTGAGTGCCAATGGATTGGTCCGGAGCAGGACCCCCGCCGGGGTCCTCTCCAATACTGTGGTAGTGCCGTGATCTCGGGCAAGAGCTACTGCGGGGACCACTATTGGTTGGTCTACAAACGAGGCACAGCCATAGCCGGTAAGAAGAGAGAGCGTGAGATCGATCGTGAGATCGAATCTCTGAAACAGCAGCAAGATCTGGACGAAATGGAGAATGACAATGGGTGATATCGTTAAATTGATCGTGTATGCTGTGCTGATTCTAGCATTGATCGCCGCGGGCCCTCTGCTGGTGATCTGGAGTTTGAATACTCTGTTCCCTGCGCTGGAGATCGCTTACTCGATCAGTACCTGGTTTGCCACTTTGATTTTGGGTGTAGCACTGAACCCCACGGTTCGGATAAAGAAAGATTAAAATGGCAAAATACAGTATTGCTTTTCAGCGAGCGATCCTGTAATATATATGAACGCTGAATAACAAGTAATCAGCTATTTTTAACTAAAAGGAAACACACAGATGAAGCGTTTTAATCCTGAAACCAAGACTTTCAAAGTCTTCAACGCACTGTACAATGGTGCGACCCTTACAGCCGCCCAGGCTCGTAAGATGGGTGTTGGCAACCTCTCAGCAGAAGTTACTCGCATCCGCCACGGTGGTTATGCTGTGTATGCTAACCAGCGTACCGCAGGCAATGGCGTTACCGTTACTGAATATGTAATGGGTCAGCCCAGCCGTGAGATCGTTGCCCTAGGCTACAAGGCCAAGGCTGCTGGTTTGACTTTAGAGACCATCTAAAGACCAGTTTCAAAGACCAAGCCGATTCGCTCCCGGGGCGGTACTTTGGGGGTGTTGTGGAAACGCAACACCCTTTTCTTTTGGTTGACAGATTGGGCTAGAGATCGTATACTAGCTCTAACTTAACAAGGAGAGAGTCATGGCGCTGCTAGAATTTAGACCCAAGTGTATCAATCATGGTTGCGCCAAGCCCGTAACCTATAGTCACAAAGATGAGCAAGGCAACAAACGATGGAGGATTCATTGCGGGCATTGCCAAGGAGCCAGCTACGGACGGCATGATCATGCTCCTGGGGTAACACCATTCAAGACCGGGCGCTGTTCTAACAGTGATAGCCATTTAGGGTTTGCCTGTGCTATCGACTACAAGAAAGCTCCTTGGGCCGTGGGTATGACCGAGATAGATCACAAGAATGGCGATTGCACTGACAACCGTCCCAAAAACCTAGACGAACTGTGCCCAATGTGCCATAAACGCAAAGGACGCCTAGCAGGCGATCATAACGGGTGGAAGAACTATCGTGTGGCGTAAAAGCCACACCCCCGGCACTCCCAAACCGGTTGACAGCCCAGCCAAACGAGCATATACTAGACACAGTTAAATAGCAAAGAGGAGCGAACCCATGCAATTCACAGCTGATCAAGTTTGGGCCCTAGCGGTAGCCGCTGATCGTATCAACGGCGAATACCTCAAAGAGGACAAATGGGAAGAGCAGAATGGCGAAATGGTGAAAACCAAAGAAGCCAACAAGCTCATGGTCAAGCGGTGGCTGCGTGAGGGATCCAATCCTACCACAGAGAAAGATGTGGAGGAGGGCCGCCGGGTTCGCGGGTACTTCAACACCTTCATCATGCGAGAGCTGGCGGGCAAGCTCAATGACTTTGAGCGCCAGGCACTGAAGCTAGCCCAAAAAACTGAATTCACGGGTCGCGATCTCTACGACTTCGCTGTGATCTCATGCTTGCCTTCTGTGGCTCGCCGTGATCAACAGCGCCAAGAGATCAAGCGGGAGATTTATCAGAGCGAGCAACTGGTTGGAACAGTGGGCCAAACCATTGTGGGCGATTTAACCGTGATCAACTGCTGGTTCAACGCTAACTATATGAAGTTCCGTGTCCAGGGCCGTATGGGCGAGAGCTTCGTGGATTTTTGGCACTCCAAGGAGCTGACTGGGGAGCTGAAGATCAAGGGCAAGATCAAAGCCATCCGTGGCGATAAAACAACACAGCTCAACTATGTGAAGATCGTCGGTTGACAGCAGAGTTGGGTGGTGTTATACTAATGACACTGAGAGAGTAGTTTGTTTTTAACTTTTTTGCGAGGTCTATATGAGTAAAGCACAAGACGTTTCCGTTCGCCAAGTTGGTCCCAAGCGGGCCAAGCGAGCAATCAACAAGGCGATCCAAAAGCGTCGCCCTGTATTCCTGTGGGGCCCTCCCGGTATTGGTAAAAGTGACATCGTCAAGCAGATCGGCGAAGATGCCGGTCGCGAAGTGATCGATATCCGTTTGCCTCTGTGGGAACCCACTGACATCAAAGGTATCCCTTACTTCAACTCTACTGCTAACACGATGGTCTGGGCTCCTCCCGCAGAACTGCCCAGCGATCCAGACAGCAAGGCTATCATCTTCTTGGACGAGCTGAACTCTGCTCCTCCGGCTGTTCAGGCCGCGGCCTATCAGTTGGTGTTGAACCGCCGTGTTGGACAATACATCCTGCCCAAGGGTGTTGACATCGTAGCCGCTGGTAACCGTGACGGTGACAAGGGTGTTACCTACCGTATGCCTGCTCCGTTGGCTAACCGCTTCCTGCACTTGGAGATGAAGGTAGACTTCGATGACTACCAAGAGTGGGCTACTGCCAATAAGATCCACCCTGAGGTCGTTGGTTATGTTTCGTTCGCCAAGCAGGACCTCTACGACTTCGATCCCAAGGGTTCCTCTAAGTCGTTTGCGACTCCTCGTTCTTGGAGTTTCGTTAGCGATCTGCTCACTGACGATGACACTGACACTGACACGCTGACTGATTTGGTGTCTGGTGCTATCGGTGACGGTTTGGCTGTTAAGTTTATGGCTCACCGTAAGATCGCAGGTCGACTGCCCAAAGCAGAAGACATTCTCAGCGGTAAGGTCAAGGACCTTTCTATCAAAGAGATCTCTGCGATGTATTCGCTGACTGTGAGCCTCTGCTACGAGCTCAAGGAGCAGGCAGAGAAGAAAGCCAAGAACTGGGACGATATGGCGGACTGCTTCTTCCGTTATATGATGGATAATTTCCCGACTGAGATCGTTGTTATGGGTGCCAAGACTGCTCTCAGCAACTACAATTTGCCGTTGGACGCTACGAAGATGAAATCCTTCGACGAGTTCCACAAGCGATTCGGCAAGTATGTGTTGTCAGCAATGGAGAATTAAGACCTCGCCCATTGCTAGGGCTACGGACTTCTCAGGGTTCGTAGCCCACCTTTTTTGGTTGACAAGGGTGCCGGACGGTGCTATAATAGATACATACAGTAAGGAGAGCGACTAATGGACCCAATCATCGATAAACTCACAACTGCCCGAGTAGGACTGCTACTCAAGGCCCCCTTCTTTGGTAATATGGCGACTCGTATGAAGCTCATCGATGCTTCAGACTGGTGCCCTACTGCGGCCACTAACGGTCGCGACTTCTTCTACAACAAGGACTTCGTTTCTAAACTTTCTGTCAAGAAACTAGAGTTCCTCTTTGGACACGAGATCTGTCACGCGGTGTTTGATCACTTTGGTCGTGTAGGTTCGCGTGATCGCAACCTGTCTAACATCGCACAGGACTTCGCTGTCAACCAGATCCTCGTAGACGAGCGTATCGGTGACAAGATCACTGAAGTTAAGATCTGCTATGATCCTAAGTACCGCGGTATGGCCTGGGAAGAGATCTACGACATCCTTTACGAGCAGGCAGAGAAGATCCCAATGGATCAACTGCTCAAGCAATTGGGTGATGTTCTGGACGAGCACATCAAAGAAGGTGATGGCCAAGGTGAGGGTGACAAAGAAGGCAAAGGTAACCGTCCTGGTCTCAGCAAAGAAGACGCACAGAAGATCAAGGACGAGATCAAAGAAGCAATGATCCAGAGTGCCGCGGCCGCTGGTGCTGGCAAGACTCCCTCAGGCATTATGCGTATGATCAAGAGCCTCACTGAGCCTAAGATGAACTGGCGTGAGATCATCCGTCAGCAGATCCAAAGCATCGTCCGCAACGACTACTCCTTCCAGCGTCCTAACCGTAAAAGCCAGCACACGGGCGCCGTGCTTCCAGGTATGATTCCGGACACTACCATTGACGTGGCTATCGCGTTGGATATGAGCGGTAGTATTGGTCAAGAAGATGCCACTGTATTCCTCAGCGAAGTCAAAGGCATTATGGATCAATACGAGGACTTCAACATCCAACTGTGGTGCTTTGACACTGACATTTACAATCACGTCAAGATCGGACACGACAACTCCGACGAGCTCCTGAGCTACGAGCCTCAAGGTGGTGGTGGTACTTCATTCGAAGTCAACTGGGAGTTTATGCGTGACAACGACATCCAGCCTAAGAAGTTCATTATGTTCACTGATGGCTATCCCTGCGGTACCTGGGGAGAAGAAGATTACTGCGATACCTTGTTCATTGTCAAGGGCAATACATCCGCAGAGTCGCCGTTCGGTCAGACTGTGATCTACGAAAAGGATATCTAATGAGCCCTACTACACCTAGGTTCCCCGACGATCCTATGGACTACGACCTACCTCCGCACACGGATTTGGGAGTGCCGGCGGGTGTGGCTTTTTAGCCACAGACCCCGCTGCTACGCACATAAGGGGTTGACAGATTGGCAGTTTGGCCTTATACTATAGGCTAGACAGTTAAGAAAGGAGCGGCAAATGGAACTACTACTAGCGTTTATCGCAGGTGCTGTTGTGATGGACTTTATGTGGGCCTGGCGTATGGGCATCCCCCAAATGCTTTGGTACCGATTCAAGCATCGCAACGATCCTAAACCCGATTACTCACAATGGAGCGAAGACTAATGAAAATCCTTCTAGCATTCATCGCAGGTATGTTCGTGGCCACTGTAGGCGTGTCGGGCGTAGCATCCGCTGTTGACAAGGCAGTGGGCAAGACCCAAGAAGTAATGAAGGAGACCGTGAAGTGAACTGCTCCCCTGTACTAACTAACGACGAGTTCAAGACCGTACACAATGCTCTCTGCGAGCTGCGTTCAGTGCAGCAGCATCTTACCGGGGTGATCAATGATCGTCTCGCTGAGCAACTGCAGACAGTGGTCAGGGAGTTTGAGCAGGGTCTCAAGGGTGCCTACGAACAGGACAATCGCGCATTTGACGAACTCAGCGACCATTACGAAGCTGTGCGTCAAGGTGCGCAACTGCGAAGCATCTGGAGTATATTCTCTGTGCAAGATCTCAGTCAACCTCATCCCTACGTGAATGCAGCAGAGATCTGCTACAGAGACCATTGGGGTGACCAACCTGTGTATGAAACCATTCCGGGACCAACCTGGGCTGATCTCTACTCAGCTGCTGATCGCTGCATCACTCGAAGTGGGGACGGACACCACATCTTCATCGAGAGTTTTCAACCTGTGGCAGAACAGCCACACCAACTTAGACTAACCACTGGGAGTTAACCATGCCTTACCCTGGACAAGTATTCGAAGATCCCATGTACGATGAAGATGGGAACCTAGTAGATGAGGACTTTGACCTCGACGAGCTAGCAGAGGATGAGAGCTACGATCCGTTCCAAACTGTGAACTCGTAGTGGTTGACAGCTCTTTGGATTGGGTGCATAATAGAGACACTTAGACAACAGAAGGAGCGAAAGATGATTACAGCAACCCCTGAGCAGATCCCCCAAATCGTTGCCGAAGCGCACTCTGCTGCGTATGCTGCGGCCGAGAAGTACTTCCGTGAGGTGCTGGGAGGTCAAGATCGTTACGCCTGTGGCTTTGCCTGGGTCAACATCTACGGTGTCAAAGGCAACACCCGGTTGGGCAAGGCCTTGAGTGCCGCTGGGATCCGCAAGGACTACCAAGGTGGTCTCCAGATGTGGAATCCATCCAAGTTCGGGTGCCAGAACGTGGACACCTTGGAGGAAGGTGCCCGAGCTGCTGCTGCGGTGTTTAAGAAGTACGGGTTTGAAGCTTACGCAGGATCGCGTTTGGATTAACCCGGGGCCCGAAAGGGCCTTTTATTTTGGTTGACAGATTGAACGACCGGTGCTATACTAGAGACACTTAGACAAGTAAGGAGCGAAAGATGGGATACTTCAAAGACGTAGAGATCGAGATCATGACCATGGCCCACGATATGGGCGATGACTTCGGTGATGATGCAGATACGATTCTAACCATTGCCCGTGCATTGGACCTAGCACCAGAGATCGTGCAAGACGTCCTGCAGGGAGATGCAGACCGTGATCCAGAAGAGTATGACGACTCTATGGATGGCGACTTTGATTCGGGCATGGCTAGTGCCGGTTACGGTATGGATGAAGACTATGCCTAAGGCCATATACACCCTGTGCCGCGCTGCGGTCATAGACGAATACTACGAGGTAGAGGCGGACTCTGAAGAGGCTGCACTTGAGATGGCCTACAATGGTGATCTGGGAGATCCTGTGCGTACCGAGTTCGTAGATTGGCGAGATGACGAGTACCAGGTCGCAGACGAAGAGATAATTGACCCTTTGTACGTTATGGTTAAAGACTATGGACAAGTTTAACTGGTTTTGTTTAGCCAACGAGGATAAACAGTTCCTTGGTAAGTATGTGAGTCCCGGGCGCTGCTCGTCAACTTTCCGACATATCCCTGTACAGCATCTAGAACGCACTAAACGACTGCTGCGACAACTAGGATATCAGGGACGCATCGTTTACCGTGGACCTCGCAGAGATCAGATCGATCCTAGCTTCACCCGTAAGAGGGATGCTGTTGCGTTTTCTGTATACCCGGCCTAAGTGTAGGGTTACTATAGATTTTGGTTGACAGTTTGGGCTAGAGGTGCTATACTATGGTTATAGTGAATAGTAAGGAGCGAAAGATGATTGCAGAAAAAGAGAAGGTTGTTCGGGCCCTGAAGGGTTGGCAGTTTGTGCGTGGGACCCACGGGTGCCTGTTTGATCGTGGATCCGCTGATTCCTACTACGGTCGTGGCAGTGATCCGCACTATGGTGGTGTAGGTGGGGATTCGGGTCCGCGTGTGGATAACTTGACCCCAGAAGAAGTCCGTGAGTATGCCGCAGGCTATGAATACAATGAGCGATTTGGCGACAAGAAAGATTGGCGCTAATTTGGTTGACAGATTGGGCAGATGGCCTTATAATATACACATACTTAAACAACTAGGAGCGATAAATGGCTAAATCCGCACAACAAAAGTTCAACGAATACTTAGAGGAATCGCGTGAGACCCGTGATGCCATCAACGAGCTGGAAAAGGCTGCTCGTGAGAACCACGATGGTTCCTATGCTTATGCCTGCGGTGTCTACTCGGTGCTATTAGGTGACATCATCTCAGAACTGCCCAAGGCTCGTCGTGCAGAGATCCGTGAGCAACTGCTACGCTCAGCACAGAAGCAGAAGAACGAACTGTTGGCCAAGCAGATCAAGGACAGCGATATCCAGCGTGTGTTTGATCCTGCAGGAGTGTTGCGTTAATGGAGGCCGTGCGTGAAGTCACTGTTTGGACGGGTGTTGAATATCGGCAACCCAACCACGACTATCTCCTCGACGGAGACAGGATCGTGGCTTACCGGCCTTGGGGCACAGCAGAGATCCGTAAGAGTTCCGGAAAGATCAAGATCGACCGTAGGGGCCGCAAGTTCATCCCTTTGGATCCAAACCCCTTCGCAGAACTCGAAGAGAACAAAGAGTCAATGGTTGTAGAAGTCAAAGGTTCTAAGGGTGCCGTTTATTATGTAAACCGGGAAGATGGTCTTTGCACCTGCCCGGGATTCACATTCCGAGGCAACTGTAAACACATCAAGGAGTTGGTATGACCCCACAAGAGTTTGAATACATTCGACGGGCTGTTGATGCTCTGGAGAATATGGAGATGACTCCTATGACCGAACGCAAGGTTCTTAGGACCATTGAACAGATCTGTGGCAAAAATGCCACAGACATCGAGCTGAATCTCACAGCCGCTGTAGATGGTAAGATCCAGCGAACCTATCAGGATCTGCAGAACCAGAAATTGGTTGACATTCTGGGCCGTTGATCGTATAATAAACATACTGTAAAAGGAGCGACTTATGCCAAATTGGTGTTCAAATCATATCACTGTGCGTGGCACAGACCCTGCAGAGATCCAGAGACTCTCAGATGCATTCAAGCGTGGTGAGTTCTGTGATGCAGTTATTCCAGTGCCAGAGATCCTTAAGAATCCCGAGACCACTACTAACTACGGTGATCCAGTCAAGCAGGCAGAAGCAGATCGCGTCCGTGCTGAGGCAGTGGCCGCAACTGGCTACCAAAGTTGGTATGACTTCTGCACCAGCCGTTGGGGAACCAAATGGGATGTGGGTGATGAGCACAGTATCGAAGTAGACGAAGATGGTCTGGGTTTCTCTGCTCCGTTCGATTCAGCCTGGGCTCCTCCTATGGGGGTAGTTGAAGAGTTGGTTGAGCAGGGCTTGGAAGTCACACTTTATTACTATGAACCAGGTATGGGTTTCGTAGGCAAGTTCGAAGATGGCTGTGATGAGATGTATGAGTTGGGCGGTCTCGATTCTAAGACTGTGCGTGCCGACATTGGTGATGAGTTGGACGATATGTTTGGTATCTCTGAGTCTATGGCTGAATACGAAGCAGAGAATGCCGAAGAGGAAGAACTCACAGAATGGATCAAGGACGGCGCTGAGAAACGCTCGGAGTTGAAAGCACTGTGAGAGTAGAGAAGCTCAACAGGAACTACAACGGCTACGGCTATTTCAGCCACCGTGTGGTATTCCACGGCAATGTCCACATACGGATCAAGCAGTGGATCCGTGCTCGCAACTGGCTGTGGGCTCAGTTTGGACCCTCAGCAGAGCAAGCATTGGCCCGAGCTGACAACTTTGACGGCGAGCAACCAAAGTGGGCCTGGGACACAGATAAATCGGCTATATATCTCAAAGAGGAAGCGTTTACGATGTTTAATCTACGCAAGGAGTTCTGGGAAAATGTCGAGAACCTATAAGTTCCAGTTCGTGATAGAATGCAGTGGTGAGGGAGTGCCTGATTTGGTTCGGGTAGAAGAGATGATCGATCTCACTATGCAAGAGCTCGTATTCGATGATGAATTCGTTTCAGCATTGGACGAGAGCCAGGCCGTGAGCATCCAGGTCATACCGCAATTTGGTAAAACGGATGGTTGACGGAATGGTTGAGTGGTGTTATACTAATAACACTGCAAGAAGCAGAAGTAACTAAGGCAAATTTAACAACTTTGAAAGGCAATTTTAAAATGGCTACTGATAAACGTTTCGCTGTTGCGGGTGTATCAACCCTGGAAGGTAAGACCAAGATCCGTTTCGCTAACGATGTTATGCGCATCAAGATCCTGGCCAAGAACGGTCACACTGATGTGGAGCTCATCGAGCTGCCCTCTGAGATGACCAAGGCAGAAGCTGTACAGCATCTACGTGCAGTGAAGTTTGGTCAAGGCAATCCAGCTATCGAAGCTGCTGTTGCCTACGCTGAGAAAAAGAACCCTGCGCCAGCAGGTAATAAGGCCACTGTCGCGAAGACAGAAGCCGTTGCTGCGTAACCGATTCGCTCCCGGTTGCAGCCTTGGGGATCCCAGTCCGCTGGGGTCCTTTTTTCTTGACAGCACCAACAGAAAGTGTTACAATTAAGTTATGAAGATTGGTAAATATCCCATATGAGCAAGTTAGAGTTCCTATCTAGACCTTTGGTAGCATTCGATCCAAACAACAAAGATCATAGACGCTATTACGCAGATTTCCTAGAATACGGTGGCTGGGGACGTTGCCCAGTGAGATTCATCTGTCCCGATGACACGGGCATGGACATACCTACCATGATCAAGAATCGACTCTGTGAATACTATATCGAGCGAGAGTTCGGCGGATCTAAGATGAGCCAAGCCCGAGCTGAAGCTATGAGCCGTGCCGCTGACGACATGTACCGTAGGGCGGGGCAACTGCGCAAAGAAGCCGCAGCCCTACACACACCCCGCAGGACCTAACATGGCAGACATCATCCTAGCTGTGGTCTTGGGCCTGATCATGGGCGTGTGGATCACGGATCGATTCCATCGTAGGATCATGAGGGATTTCCTCGAAGCCATGCAGTTCTCTGATCAAGATCTCCAGCGATTGAAAACCCGTTTAGAGAGCCAGCTCACAGAGACCACAGAGCTGGCGGTCGTGGAAGTGCGCCTGGAACAGCATCAGGGACTGTTGCTGGCCTATCGCAAGGACACGGGACAGTTCCTAGGTCAGGGCGTGGATCGCGAAGGTTTGATCGCTAGATTGACAGAAAACCTCACTCCCTGCCGTGTAGTGATCGCAGAAGAAGACGGCGCGGATCTGTTGCAAAAACACAACGGTTAAATTGGTTGACCGTTTGGCTAGATGGTGCTATACTAGCATCATGAATAAAGCAAATGACATAATACAGTGGGTGGGCACTGCATTCATCCTAGGAATGTACGTGATCATGAGCTACTTCCCGCAACTGCATCCTTGGAACATCATCCTGGGATTCTTGGGCGGCACGTGCTTTTTCACCTGGACAGTGCGTGTGCGTAACTACCCGCAGATGGTGATCAATGCAGTGGCTATAACCCTTTGCCTAGGCGGGTTATTAAAGCACTTTGGTTGACCAGAAGCGTGATCTAGCATATAATACACACACAGTAACACAAAAGGGAGCGAGAAATGACTAAATCCAAAGTAGACTACGATGCCTTCAACAGCTTCGACCTC